CGTCCGATCTTGCTCGCCTGATGGAAGAATATCTTGAGGGAGATAAGCTCCACAAGATCACCCACAACGATCAGGAAGGTAAAAGCAAGAAAAGGGAGGAAAAGAAAAAGGAGGAAAAGAGGTCGCATGGGTCAACTCAAAAGAAACGCCCTCAAAACTGGTTTCACACGTGATGCCTGTTTGTCTAGGAGTATAGGATCTTCAGTAACGAACAATAACGAGAATTAAAGAAAAGAAATCGTATCTAGTCATCGCTCTAAGGATGGGTGATGTTCCTAAGGTTCGCCGATCCTTCCTCAATACATACCTTGACTCTCCTGTTCTAGAAGGTGGAGCTCTGGAATTGCATCGTCTTCTCTCTAGTCCGGAGTCGGAGAAACGTCCGAGACACATAGAGAACCGGAGGAAACAATTCCTTGATTTGATTCCGACAGATACAGAACTGTCTGTCTATACTCCAAGAGATCTCCCGGAGTTCTTGAGATTGGCGCCCGAAGGGAAGAACGTTGTGCAATGGGAACAAGCACATTCTATTGCTTCTAGTTACTACTCAGCAGTCCAGAGAAGACTTGGAGGGATACTGAACTCGGCTATCGAACCTCACACCATCACCCCAGATCAAGATGCACTTTCTTATTTGAAGAAAGCTGGCTTCTTCAAAGACTACATCGATGGACTATCTCGAGTGAGGGCTCTCGGGAAGAGAGGAGTCTGTATGACGGAGAACTCCGGCAACTCCTTGCTCGGCGATGAATATGCGGTTGTGTGGATTTTCCATGACTCGAAAAATGGGATCATTTTCCCTTACGAGGCGATCCTGATGATCAAAGATCTTCTATGGTCTAGGGCAAACGTGATTGATACAATCAGTGCACTCCACAACAACGACACGGATCTGAAGACAGCGGTGGTGAAAGCATGGGAATGGTGCGAAGCATGTTTGCATCGCTACGGAAATCCAGGATACGAGATCCTAAAGTCCATTGAATCTCTCAGCAAAGCATATGCTATGTCTTCTACCGACCCTATTTTGGACGATTGGAGAGTCTACACCTCTATGATCAGTGAGGTCGGTTCAAAAGAGAAGAAAATGTTTGATACATATCCTCCAGATTGCGCTTCTCAAGCCTCCGAATTTGATAAGCTGATGCGGAGCATCAAATCCGTATCCATCGTCGTCGAGGTATTCGGGTTGCAAAAGACCACAGGACATCCTCTTGTCGATCCTCGTGTAGGGGGACTTTCCGCCGCAGCCGAAGCAGGAGAGAAGAAGACAACAACTTACACGGATGCCAAGAGACTGGGGAACAATTGGAGGAGGATGTACGTGGAGGGTTTTGTAAAACGTACAGGAAGATGGCCACCTTTGATATTCACGCCTGAGGCCAAGAGCACACGACTCTTTCAGCTCTATGGAATGAGAGAACGCAAGTTGGAGAGGAACTCTTACCCTTTATCTGACTGGGACAATGTGAAGTTTGCTCAACACTCGGATTTCGAGTATTACGA